CAATTCCAACGCTTCATCGAGGCCCGAGACCTGCTGCCTTTCTCACTCTTTTCCGCTACCGGACCCATACGGGCACAGAACGAATCACGCCGTGCTCCCCCTTGGGGCTGCGGTGCCTTGAGATGAGACCCAGTCTCGCTATTGTACTTTGCTCTGCCCTTTGCCGTAAGCCCTGCGCCTTTGCTAACGGGCAATTTTTCACCGCGGCCAATTGTTAATGATGGATTCTTCATCCCTACCACCTAAACTTTGAGGTTTTGTCCGCAATCTTCTTGGGTTGGGCTACAAACTGCTTGCCTTGCGACTTGCCTGCCCTCTTCGCCCTAGTCGTTGCCGCATACTCCGCAGGACTCAAAGAATTGATTGCCTTCTCAGGTAAGTACCGTTCGCCAGTGTCGGATGAACGTTTTCCGCTCTTCGTCCTCCACTTCTGATCGCCCCAAGCCTTCAGACTCTCCTGCGGATCCTTCATCTCAATCCCGGTACCCGCCGCCGTGCTCTTTGTACTGCTTGGCCAACAACTGCGCTTTTCTTGCGCTCCATTCGCCAGCACCCGTTCCTTGAACAGCAGAACCCTTGATGTGATCAAACAAACGCTTTCTCATCTCAGGCTTCGTGTAGTTGCCTGCTTCGTTTACGCTTGATCCGCCTTCCTTGAACTTCTTAGCTTTATCCGCCTTCGCAAACTCTTTGCCAACCGACGTAGGAATACCAACCTTCTTGGCAAATCCCGGATTGTGAGCAACCGCCTCCATCAGGCGGTGCTGAGCTGGTGATTTGCTTGGCACGATTAAGTACCAGAACCAACGACATTGTTGTTGTTTTCTATCAAAACACCGCCAATGTTAATGCTTACTACTGCGGCTGTTGCGGCGCTGCTTGCAACTTGAAATCTTAAATCTGTCCCAGAAAGGTATGGGAATGGAAAATGCCTTTGTACTTCGTACGTTGTGTTATACGGGGTTTGAACAATGATCCTTTGCACACCTGTTGAAGAATTTGTTAATGCTCTGTAGGTTGTGTAATTGGCCGTGTTACCGTTAAAGGATGAATACGCGCCGTACCTGTAACCATAAAAAGTATACCCGTTAGGAACGGTATATACACCCATTTGTGATGTACCAATACTACTGGTCACTCCGTTAACAACTTGTGTGTTAATTTGAGCGTAAACAGTTGAACTAACCGACAATGTAATTACGCCAGTCGGGTTGGTTGACGAACCAACTGACACTGATATGTTGTTAATACGAAAATATGATTTGGTTGTTGGAACATTGGTTGTTCCGTTCAAAACCAAATTTTCAGAAATTAAATTGTAACTTGCATCCAATCCAGTGATCGTAATGGTTGCAGTATCTCCTGCAACCGTACTAACCAAATTCATTGTAGATGCAGATGATGGGAATACATAGTCAGTTGTTGCCATGTTTTCCCACACGGTTCTAAACGTTCCTGCTGTGGCAGGCGTAGTTCCGTATGCAAAAATATTTGCTGTGCTGTGGCCCATGATTTGGCCACGAGACACTTGTAATTCAAACGGCTCGTATGCTCCGGCACGGGTAACTGAAGCAACAATTCCATTACTCATCTTTTTCTCCAATGAAGACAGGGGCCGAAGCCCCCGTCCTTAACAGACCTTGCCGCCGCGTTTTTTACCCGGCGATACCGTCCGACTAACTTCCTTCTCAGTGACCGTCTCAGAGCCACCGGGACCCTTGAACAGACCCATCACCTTGCGCGGAACGTACATCAGAGCATCCTTCATTGCTTTCGCATCAGCAAGATTCTCCGCTTCCATCCGCTTGTAGAAGCTAGCATTAGGATCACCGCCAGCAGCCATCATAAACTCGCTCTGCGGACCGTACTTTAGATTACTGTCGCGCTTCGCAGCCTTCATGGATGGCGAGAACTCAGCCTTGTTCTCTGCCCGGAGTTTGTTAACCGAAACATCACCGCCCTTCTTATAGGTGCCGGAGAGTTCGTTAATCGCTACGGGACGAGGACGCGGCTTGCTTCCCTGTGGCATCAGCTTCGGACCGCCGTCGTTTTGAACGCGGCCGCCCTCAGCAAACTTTTTTGCGGCACCGCCTTTACGGTATCCACCGGCGTTAGATTCCATGACACCACCCGTAGCCATCTTGGCACGGCCACCGCGCTTGTAACCACCAGCGTTCTGCTCGCGGATACCACCAGTGCCGTGAGCCATGTCAGGGCGAGCACCGTGAACCAAGGTCTCGTCGTAACGGCCATAAGATTCCTCGGAAGGAATCTCACCGCCGGTCGCGCACTTCATAACCTTGCCGCCACGCTTGTAGCCGCCAGCATTACCTTCCTTGACCATACCCGTTGGGCCGTCCTTGCGATCCGGCTTGGTGGTGTGCATCTTGGTGGTTTTGTACTGACCCTCGTTACCCTCAACGGTCGTCATGGTCTCAAACTTATCAAGTTTGGTGGCCATCGCCTGACCGCCATCCTTAAGTTTAAGTTTGGTTCCCTTGCCGCCCTTGTGCTCTTGGGTATCGTGCTGCTTAAACGCCTTCTTGATCATGGCCTTGTCTTGCGCCATGTCACCGCCTTCCTTCATGCCCATCATCGTCGCTGCGCGGCCTACAGGGGCCGCCGGAGCAGCACCCATAGCCTTCATAGCACGGCGACGTGCAGCAAGCGCTGGCATCCCCGGAGCGGCCGTTGGAAGCATTCCGCCACGAGCAATGCCGGCCGATCCCATCATGCCCGACGGCGTGCGACCACCGTCAGACATTTTTTTCTCAACCTTGCCACCTTTCTTCAGCTTGAGTTCGACGGAGGGCTCTGTGGTCTCCATCTTGATCATTGGCTTGAACTGACCCATTTCAGCCTCCTTTAGGCTTGCGTGACGCCAAGAGCGCCAGTGCGGGTTGCATTAGGACCAACCGCAATTGCAGGCAGTGCAATCGTAACAACGGCGCGTTTGATGCCGTCTGCCGCCGTGCTCGGAGCAAACGTACCGCGAACGTCACCAGTAGTCGTCGTGGCCGTTGCCGTGTCAGCAACAGTCAAAACACCAGAAGTGTCGTCGGTGGTACCGTTGTTCCAGCCGTAACGCACGATGTAAGACTTATCAAAGAAACGCACTGGGCATCCAAAAACGTCCCCAGTCCCCACAGTCACTGCAGTAGTAGTACCACCACCAGCAACCGTAACCGATGAAATTAGGAAGAACGCCTTCTTGCCGGTAACCGTCGAACCAACCGTTGACGTGATTGCCTCCGACATTGCCTGACCGTAGTAGTCATAGCCAGAAACCGTGAACGTGCGCTGCGTGCCTGCAGCAGCCTGCGAGATGCTAACCGCCCGAGGAATGTCCAGAGCAAGCACCGTTGCACCCAGCGGGGTGGTGGTGGACTTCACCGACGTGCCAGCAGTCAGCGTCAAAGCGCCAGCAGCCGCGGGGGTTTGCGAAGCAGCAATGTTGTTTGTCTGAAGTGTCTGAGGGATGACGTCCCAAACGTAAACCCGACCCAACGGTCCAACGCCCAAATCCATCGGGGCTGGATTATCAAACAAAATATTTGTGTGGCCGTACATCGTCGTGCTCGTCGCAGTCGATGACGTGCTCACAGTGTATGTGCCCGTGCCGCCGGTTCCGGTTCCAAACGCCGTAATGTATGTGCCATCGGTGACGCTAGAGCCGTCAATGTACATACCGAGCGTGATCTGCGAACCTTGCAAAAGCGCGGTGACAGTCAGAGTGGTGCTAGAAATAGCGCCCGTGAAAGTTGTGGTATATGGGCGGTTACCCGTACCCATGTAGGTAATTGCTGGACCTAAAAATAGATCGTCCGAGAACTGTGGCAAAATTTTCTCCTTGTGGCCATGAAGCCGTTAAGGGTCAAACAATAAAACTAGCTGCTTTCCGATGGTTTACTGTTGCGGGTATTACTTGCAAATTGTTTGGAACATGAAGACCGGACACCTTTTTGCCATGAAGCGGAACGATGTGATCAACGTGCCATTTGAACCCAAACAACTTGGTTCGCATTTGCGCAAGAGAATAAGCCTCTTCAATCAGCCATAAGTCATCAACAGTCAGCCAGCTTGGAGTTCTATTTCGTATTGCTGCACGTCTTTTGGACGCCATAGCACAAACTTTTTGCGGATTTTTCTTTCCATAATCCTTTGAATAACAGGATTTGCAAAGTCCTTTCGCAAAAGAATTGCCGCTACAGTTCAATACGCTACAAGCACCTGTGGCCGGGGACCGAGATTGCACCTCTGCATCAAACTTTGTTTGGCGAACCAAACGATTCCGATGCGTAGAGCACAATCCCATCCCCTTGTACTTTGCGGGAAAAGAACAACCCTTTGCAGTACACACTGTGTGTGTTCCGAATCTGGGTTGTCCTTTGACCGCAGACATACCGACTTAGACGCCCGGTGTGCCGTAAAGCGCACGCGGATCGGTCCAGCCCACCTGATAACGCTCGGTGGCCTTGTAGCGCATAGAGTCGGTCTCGAAATCACCTTCCATGGTCTTTTCGAGTTTGCGACGCATCAGCAACTTCAGGCCCTCAGGCGCATCAGTCTGAACCCACCAAGCGGTCTGGTTGGTCAGACGCGACAGAACAGCGGCACCCTCATCCAACAAGCCAATCGACTTGACGGGGTTGATGTCGTTGTTAGCCGTGCCTGCACGCAGAACCGACTTCAACAGAACTTCAGCTTGGAACACGTTGCCCGGTGCGACCACCAGTTGACGTGGAACCAGACGGATCTTCTTACCGTTGTTGTCCACAGCCTGACGGATCTGGATGAGCATCTGCTCAAGCGAGGTCTGGCTGAGGTTGGCTGCGGTGGCCAGTTGGTTGCTAAACGAACCGTTCACGATTGGGTGAGCGGTGTTGATCAGGCTAACGCCGTCGCCACCGACATACGAACTGTTGAACGCACGGTTGAGCACGTTTGCCGACAGCGTCTCCTTGGTCTCAATCAGCGACTGAGCAAGGTGACGAGCGTAGACGTTACCGATACGGATGTGGTCGCCGTCCTCAACCAGAACTTTGGTCAACGCGAAGGCTAGGCCATACACGTTGTACACATAGCGCTGGAGG